TGTCAGGAAATCTTTTTTTTGGAAATCCACGATTTAACATATATCTAATAATAAATAAATTTTCAACATATTTTCCCAACAATATACTAGAATTTAACGTTTTTGAAAAATCATTATCATATATTTGTGTTATTTGTTTAGTTCCATCATTTTGAGAATATTTACACATGTTATACAATTTATTGAGTTTTTCCTCAGTAAGTCTATCAAGTATTTTAGTTACTATTTTTTCACTTTCTCCGTAATTCACGTTTGTGATTTTTGGATATTTGAATTGTATGTTGTATTTATTATCTAAAATATAAAATTGTTTTGGTATTACAGAAAACCATGGATTCAATTTAAATTGTGGATTATTTTCGTTTTTATCAAATTTTGAAAAAATAACCATATTTTTTATAGCACGTGAACATGCAACATATAATAAATATTGATCATTTTTATGTTTTTCTTGGTCGAATTGTCTTTTGTTGATCAAACAAATGTCAGCATCAATCAATACAACATAGTTCCATTCCAATCCTTTTGATCCCATACATGTTAAAACATTAACATGCCCTTTTTTGGGGCAATATGTAATATTGTTTGTAGTTTCATCAGTAGCTTCTTCATAAAATTGCTCAAATTTTATTTTATTTTCATAAAGAACATTTGTAACTAAACAAAGTCCATTTGATTTACCAAAGCTTTTCATACGCCCACGTGTAGGAGCCAATATAGCAATTTCACTAAAGTCAATTCCAGCTTCTTCAGCATCTTTAAAAAATTTAACTAAATTTGCTTTAAAATCGTCATCATTTTCATGAAATAAAATAAGTGGTTTTGCACCAACATTTCCTTTTACACCCTTTACATCTAGAGTCTGAATTGGTCTCAAATGTTTACTAAACTTAATAATTTCGTCATGTGAGCGAAAGTTTTTAGTTAAATTAAACACATTTGCTTCAAAATCCATTAAATATTTATCAGAACTTCCTCTAAATTGATAAATATTTTGATTTGGATCACCTATCATGTTTATTAATGATTTGTTTTTATGTTTCAAATAATGTAAAATTTTGTATTGTATTTCACATAAATCTTGTGCTTCATCAATAAATATTATTTTAATTTTCGATAATTTTGGATGATTTGAAATTTCTTCTATTGTGGCAGTTTCCAAATATTCCATTAATTTTAGGGATAACAAAGATACATCAATTTCATTATCACTGTCTATCAAAATTTTAGCAAAGCTATCTATAGTTTTAATATTGTTGTCTACGTCTATTGTTTTTATTTTTAATGACTTTATTTTATTTAAAAAATCATCTCTTGTAAACCTAGAAAATGTCAACATAAGAACTTCAGAAGCCTTAAATATTTTCTTTTTTATTAACGTATGCATTCTAAAAATAATACATCGTGTTTTTCCAGATCCTGCGCATGCTATTAGTTTTGTGTCTATTTTGTCTATACAATTAATATATGCTAGTTGCTCATCAGTAAATTTGTCCATAATTTAATTATTCTTATAATAATGTTCATAAAATTTTCTTTAAATGTTACTCGCGAAGCATACCATAAAATAAATTATTATTACGCAATTTCGCTAAAACTTCTCTTTTTACTTGATAATTCGTTTATTTGTTCCATTTTGTTCATACTGTCTTCTAGTTCATCAGAAAGATTATTACATACAGATAGTGCATGTGATAATTCTTTTGTAGTTTGATCTAATTGCGATTGTGTTAATGTCAACTGTTCTTGTATAACACTTAATTCAGATTCAAGTCTAGCAATTTTTCTTTTTGAATATAATGTACTTTCAGTCTCGTCAAGCAAGCGCGTCGTGGCCATCATTAATTCCCTTCTGGGTCCTATATGAAAATAATTACTTCTATTATATGCTCTTATTATACCATTTATTTTATTCCTAATTGCTCTATTGTTCGACAATTCACTAGAATGTATATATTGAGGCTGTAATCCGGTTGATGACTGTGTAAATCCAACTTGTTGTTTACTTGTCATTTTTATAAAGTAATTAATATACTATATTGCAATCACTCCAAATAATATTTTTATCAACTTTTTACATTATAAAAAATTGATATTATATATTTTTTGTTAATTAATATTTATGTTTATTTGTAACATTAATTATGCATAAACATTTAGCAAGCAACACGCTGAACTCATGGAAAATATTTGTCAAATCAACCCCTTATATTATTACTCCTGCTCATAATGTGATATATAAAAAAAACAATAAAATTATCAAAAGTGACTTTATAAAAAATATAAACTATGATTGGACTTTTCATAAAGATTATTTGAAAGATTTTTCTCCAGAATTTGATTTGGCATGGATAAAAAATAATAACATTCCTGTATCGGAATGCTTAACACAAAATATCAACGATAATAATTTGTCTGAAGTAAATTTTTATTTTTTACAACCACGTCATTTTAATGGAAACATGACAAATAATTTTGTTATGGGGGCAATGTCAGGAATTATTTATCAATCGCCAGGATCTTCTTTATATGAAGGTATTAATATCGGATTTAGGGGAATGAGTGGGGCTATATGTATTGATTCAAATTATCCCACAAAATACGTAGGTATGTTTGTTAGGCTTGCTAAAAATCTAGGATCAGATTTAAATGCGTCAACTTTGGATATAAACGAGACAAAAGAAGCAAAACGTGGTTTGATTATGCCAAATAAAAGAATAGAAGATCTAATATGTAGTAACTCTGGCATTAATGTCAACAGCATTGTTGACAACTAGATATAAATTTGCGTTAATTACATGTTGTGCCATGTCATCTGCAGAAGCGCCATTTTCGAAACTTACGAAATATGGTTCATCTGGTAAATCAAGCAAATTGTAATGAAGAGTATCTTTCACTTTTTGTTCTACAGAATTCATCCACTTGACGAATTTCTTGTCAATTGGTGTCTTGTCTTTGTCGCACCTTTTCATATACCACGTACTATATTTACTAATTTCACTGTTCATTTGTTATAGAACTTAAATGTTGATGTCAATAAATAAAATGTTTCTGATATTGTGCGTTTTCAATTTTTTAACACTCGCAATATTCTCTACATCGTTCAGACTTGTTTCTTTTTTTATGTCCTAATCTACGTTTTGCTCTGGGGTTAATATCGATTTCTTCATCAATAAAAATTAAATCTCCAATTGTTAAAGCATCATTCCATGGACGACAATTATAATAACATTCAGATTGTTCTATCTTTGATCTATAACATCGTTTTATTGAGTCTGTCAAATATTCATATAAAGGTACACTATTGCATCTTTTTCCAAATATTTTTTTAAATGATTTTACACAAGTTTCATCTTTAATAAATTTTATTTTTAATTGTTCAAATAAGCACTCTATATCATGGCGCGAAAAATCTCTAAAATATACTTCTGCTTCTGGAAATTTTTTTATAAAATATTTGATGACATTCATCTCATTTTTTGGAATAATTATACTATCTATCATTTTAAAAAACTCATATTTATGTCTTTTTACAGAGCCACCATCAACATAATAATCATTATCATCTACTTTAATGATCATTAACACTTCTGACATATATACAATATTTATAGTTCATGAGAAAATAATAATAAACATTGATTGTTAAAAAATAAAATAATTTCAATTTTTTACTTTACTGCTACCGCTTGCTTTGCGCCCTTTTCTCCAACTTTTGGTTTTCCCCTGATTCCACGAGTTTTCTTTTTGGGTTTAATTGGGTCTGGGCGAGCATCTGTGTCAAGTTCCATTGATAAAGTATCGACAACCATACCAACTCCTTGAATATCACCACTTCTTAGTACAAACAAATTAAATGGTTCTATAAATGCAGGCTTCATTTTGAATTTGAAAGTAACGACTGCCACTGATGTAGTTTGACCATCAAAACAAATTTCTTTTTTTCCTCCATTTTCATTTGGATCGACAATCATACGGGCTGGTTGAGCAATTGTATTTAAGTGAATAACTGGGGTGGTTCCCGTTTTCATTGTTACTGACACATCATACAACTTAATAATTGCTTTGAATCTGTAACAGACGTTTTTCAACAAAGATAGTGATGAAATTGCAATCGTACCTTTTTTGATATGCTTTCGTTGGATGTCGGCTTTCTTGAGAATCGCTACTGACAAGCTACCACGATCATGATCTTCAAGATAAGGGACGAATTGCTTGACATTATTATGAATTGTTTTAACCTTGACCTCAAAAAATTGGTTTCCAATTGGCCCAACATAAATTGTGTCACCTGGAGAAATTTTTTTTCCTCTACATATTCCTGATAGCACTAATTGTGTCCCAGGAGGATTGCATGATGAATCGACATAAAATATTGTTTCTGTGAATTCTTGAAACACTGGTTGCAAACTATCTGACAACTTCTTAAGACGTTCTGTGGTTACTGCTTCATATTTTTCCACAAGTTGATCAATTTCTTTTGTTAGAGCATCTTGATCAATTCCTGTGACGTTACCATTGGCGATCAATAATTGACCCTTCATAAATGATTCCAAATCAGGATGAACAGATTCTGTTTTGTATAATGCTTGTCTGTAATCTTCAACGTATTTTGTTTTATACAATTCATATTGTCTCTCTAAAGAATTTAATTGTTGTTTGACAACTTTATTTTGGGTAACCATTTCGGCTCCTCCGGGAGTCCAAAACAAACGAGGAGTAATTCGAGAAAGTACAGTTTTAAGAACATTCAAAAATGCACCAGTTTTGTTTGACATACTTAAAACAGGATAAATCATTTGTTTTCCATTTGCAATATGTAACAAACAATCAAGAATATCAGTTACTGCTTGATCTTCTATTTTCATAATATCTTCAGGAGATCTATTTTGATCGAGTGCATCATTTACAAATTTTGTTGTTGTTTGTTTTCCTCCAGCACGTTTAAGAATATGGACCATGTCAGTTTTAGTTTTATTATACACATCTTCTTGAAGTTGATCAATATGAGTAATAACTACAATGAATGGTATATTATAACTCAATAATAATCTTAAATGTTGTTTTGTCATGGGTAACATACCACGATTGCAACTCACAACCAAAATTGCATAATCTAAAAAATATCCAGAAAGTGCAAAACTAGTAGTTTTAAAATATTTTTCATGTCCACATAAATCTACGAAAGTAATTGCTTCTCCACTATTAGCATCATAAATTCGAGTACTAATATCACTTGTTTTTCCAGATTTAATTTCATGATCGTGTTTAGCAACAAGTGTTCTGGCACTACCTCTACCATCGTCGAGAATATTATATGAAAGACATCCTATTAGTGAAGACTTTCCGGCATCTACCGACCCGGCAAATGCTACCGCAGTCTTCGTAATTTTGTAATTAGGATCAACAAGACTTGCCATTGTTATATTAATAATACCAAATGTACTAGTTAGTGTAATAATAAATTAAACTATCAATTTTTTATAATAGCGTCTCAAGTTCTGCTGTTTCATCTACCATTACTAAATTATTAAAACACAAACTATTTTGTAAATTGGACAAAGACTGTGCAATATTTCCCCAAACTAATTTGTCATACATATCTCGTGCGTCACTCTCTCTTTTCAAAAAAGCTAAAGTTTCATTAAATGACGATATATTACTATAAACTTCTGAAATTTGTGTTGTTCTCTCTGTATTTAATTCTCTCAATTGCGTCAAATATTCCTGAAAAGAGCCAGATTCTGACACTCGTTCCCGATAACTTTGTTGTAAATCGTGTTCAAGTTTAGAAAAATCTTTACGAATTTTAAGTTCTCTTAAATATAATTCATTAATTTGTCTTACTAATTTTGCCATTTCAATTGAAATATCATTATAAGACATAGTTGGTTTTGTCACACCAGCTTCTGCTAATTTTTGAATTACTTCATTTTGTTGTGTTTCTCTGTTAGCCTTTTCTTCTGCTTCTGCTTTAGCGTAATTAGCTTGCTTTTCTGCTTCAATTTCTCCAGACATCCTAGAAGTAACTCCGTTAGTAATATTGTCACCTAATACGTTAGTTACAACTTGCGTGTAATCAACTATAGGTAAATGTGACATGAAAGTAAACAATTCTATTAGCTCATCTAAACTTGTAAATTGTATTGTATTCAAATCGTAAATTAATCCCAATTTTCCGTTACGATTAGTTAAGTTTATTATTGACAACGCGATATATTGCCTCGACGGTAAACTTAATGATGTTAATTTTGTTATATCAACATGACCTTCTGTAAGAGGATCATCTGACCAGTAATTATACATAAACTTTTTTACAAATAGATTTTTATCAGATTGCCATAGATTATATCCAGATTGTTCGTCATTAGTAGTATTTCCATCAGAAAATAATTTGTTTAATGTTGCTATCGTGGATTTTTCGTTAATTGGAACATTCCTTGATTTCATATCAAGAAAGTTTGACGCAATTGGAAACAAATATGACATTTTAGTCAAAAATTCTTCATAAGACATGGTTTTTAATATGCTAACATTTTAAAGCGTGTTTTGTGCGGATAATATTATTAGTTCAACTTTTTGTATAAAATTGACAATATACGTCAAATAAAAATTGAATTCTAATATATTCTGAATTTCATATTCATCAAGACATACCAATTTTTGGTCAAACATGAGTTGCCAGAACGATCAATCGTCACAAACATCGTGGAATCAATATTCGCGATTTAGTGAACTACGAAACGAATTGTTAACCGCTCCCGATGAAATAAGAAATCAAATTATGGATATAGTAAGTGCGAATGACGATCAATCGGTGTTCGACATAGCCGTACAAAATAATATGCACGAAACTGCATTATTTTACGGAAATCATCGTAAAGTAAAAATCGCGATTTCCGATGTTACTCGCCATATGATAATGAATGCTATGACGTCCCAATTTGTCGAAAATGTAGATTCAGTATTGAAAGTTGGGGGAAGATTTATTGAAATTATGAAAGAACTGTTAAATGAGTCAAATGAATTGAGGGCACAAGTACTTGCATTGGTAGATTCCAATGATCATCAAAATGCATTCGAGTTCGCCGTCAAAAACTCATTACACGAAATGACGATTTTTTATAGTAATCATCGCAAGGTGAGAATCGTTGTCACTGACATCACTCCTCAAATGATGTCAAATATTATGAACGAACAATTTGTATCAAATGTTGATACCGTGTTAAGAGAATATATGGAATTTAGAAAAGTTATCGATGAAGTCAACACATTTAGAGAAAATGAACATTTTGAAGAGTTGAGAGAAATCTTTCGTTCTCGTTACGTAAACACTGAAAATGTAGCAAAATTTGCGGTCAAACATAAGCTTCATGAACTCGCGAAATGCTATAAATCTGATAAATATATTACTTTACGTGAATTATTTTCTCTTAGTCGCAAAGAGTACACAGACATGATTGGATTTAGCTCTGTTGCCACTTATCCACGAGCACATTCCCTTGGAAGAGAAATTTATATGACAAAGAAAAACTCTTTAAAAAGACGTGATGCCCTTCAAGATATCGAAAACGAAATTGCAATTACCACAAATTCGAATGATTTGTCGTCTTTACGTATAAGACATAGAGAACTTGAACTAAATAAAGCAGAAGAAATTTTTCTCGCATATGAAAATTTTACAAAGTCAAGATCTCAAACTGAAACTCAAAAATTTTTTAATTTTGCGATTGATAATAATTTGAGAGAAACTGCAATTTATATGTACCTATGTATGGGTTGCGCAGTGTGTACCCAATTTGAAGAAATAGTCAGAAAAATAGAGGAAAACACACCGGTAAGAGGAATGGGCGAACTTGAAACAAAAAGTGGAGTGTCAAATTGCTTAAACTTACATTATGGAGCATCTGGAACTGGAAAAAAGGCATCTCTTCAGAAGATTTTTGAAGGATTGAGATCATATTCTGCATATGACAAGTATTATGATGGAGTGAAAATTGGAAGTAAAAAATATGGATTTCAGTTTAAGACAAAATATTATAACGAAATATGGGGAAAAAGATTGCCGGTAGATTCTCACGAATGCATCGAGGAAAGTTATGCTGATATTCATCGTGAGTATAACATTGAAGATTTCGAAACAGAGTTTGAAGAATTGACAACATAATTTATTTATTTTCAACTATAAAAATTGATTTAATATTTACATATGTGATGAATTATGTTAAAATATAAATTTACTTTATTACTATGAATACTGAACAATATGAAAAATATTATTCATATGATAAGTTAATGGATGATGTATTTAAATTGGAGCAACAAGAAATAGATAAATATGTAAACTTGACAAATTATTTTAAGCCACAACAATTGTTTGAATTCGCATTGGACAACGCATTGGCGGACTTGGCAGAATATTTATATATTTTTTATCAAACGACTATGAGTATAAATAGGTTAAATGGTGAGACTGTTTTATCCATAAGAGAACAATCAGTAAATACAACTGGTAATATTTCTGCTCCATTACAAACACAATCTGGCGTAAATTCAGGAATAAAATTGCAATATTTTGATAAGGCAAATAAAAAAAGAGCTGAAATGATATGTAGAATGAATAATTTAAGAAAATATTCTGGAATGATTAGTCGTAATAAAGACTTTTTTTACACATTTAAACAAAAATACATCAATGAAGTGTTCAAATAAATACATCAATGAAGTGTTCAAATAAATACAGTTTAAATGTGTAAAAAAAGACTTACACATTTAAACAAAAATACATCAATGAAGTGTTCAAATAAATACAGTTTAAATGTGTATAAATAAATAAGAAGTAAAATATTTATATTAATAAACATTTTTTTATTTACTTAACAAACATGTGTTATATAAAGTATTGAAAAATGGATCTTGCAATGCATGCTTTGCAGACAGCCTTTTGCGTGGACTTTTTTCTAATAATTTCTTGAGTAAATTATTTGCAAGTTCTGACTTAGTTTCGTAATTAAATATAGGTTCTTTTGTGGAAATATTAAATATTATTATATTATTAACATCACCATCTACTTCTTCTGATGGAAGTGGATCAAATGGAAGTTTCTCATATGTTAATAAATACATGACAATACCAATTGACCATACATCTGATTCTGCACAATACATATTTAATTGCAATGCTTCTGGAGCTACATATGACAACGTTCCATCGACAACTTCCGTTTTTTTATTTGGTAATAATATTTTAGAAAGACCAAAGTCAATTAATTTTATTTGGCCAGACGATTTGTTATATAAAATATTTTCTGGTTTTATGTCAGAATGAATTATTCCCTGATCATGTAGATAAACTGCACATGAAAATAATTGTTTTATTAATGGACGTGTTTTGTGATCTTTAAAACATGGTTTACCTAAAATATAATTGAATAAATCTCCGTCATCTATTAGTTCTGTGACTATACTTATTGTTTGAGTGGTTTCATATATATCATATGTTTTAATAATATTAGGATGTTCGATCATTTTTAATATATTTATCTCTGCTCGGAAATGTTCTTTTTCCAAGCTTCCAAATTTTGTTTTATCTATTATTTTTACTGCGTATTGTGTATCAAAATTGTCTTGTGTGGTACATTTATATACGTTGCTATATGCTCCTGATCCAAGTTTTAGTCCAGTGTATAAATAATATTTATCTTCAAACAAATGCATTTGCGAAGCATCCTGTAATTTTTTTACCCATTCATCTCGATTATCCTTCGTGTCACAATATAAAATCCTTGACTCATGTACATTGTGTTCTCCACTACACAAATCTAATTGTGTTATTTCAAATGAGTGCATACCTCTAATTACCAAACCAAGAGGTTTTATAAGTGATCCCACTAAATAAATAATACCTTGTGGCTTTACATCGTATCTGGCATTATAATAATATAAACATGATCCATGTAAGTAATAATATTGTTTTTTTAGAAGTCCTAATCGTTTACATTTTTTCCATAACCATGATTCATGTTCTAAATTTTCAGTTGATTTTGGTAGAATGTCAAGTTTATCTACTGATTGTCTTCTTTTAAGATTGTTTTCTATGTTATATGGAATATGATCTTTAATATAAGACATAATTTTAGGAACTGTTGTTGCCCAATTTTTAAAATCTTCACATTTGATAGAATCTTGGTCCAAAAATATAGAATCAATATATTGATCTACAGATTCTTGAGTTTCGCATATTAAATCATATGGAATAGAATGCAATAGAACTGACAATAATGTCTTTTGTATTTTACCATCATTATCAATATCACACATTTCAAATAAAAATTTAGCATGTTCTAAATTTGATCCGAAGCATAATATGTTCATAGTATGCATAAAATCATCATAGTCAATCCATGATAATTTTTTGATATTAAATTGATTGTATAACAACTCTTGTAAAAGTCCGTTTAACTGGACATATTGAATGAATACTTCCTTAGATATTCCAAATCCAGAATTCTTTTCGGCTAAGTTATCCCAAGTTTTTTTAAGAACATAAAGCTCATCGTCAGTAAAGTGTATATTATCAATATCTGCGTTTATACACAGCATTATTCATATATATTAGATAAACATAAGATTTTTCTTAAGGGTGTTAACGTGGATATTATTTTCAAATTTTTATTTAATTTTTCGCTATAATAAAAATTGATATTAATATACTTAAATCAAATAACATAAAATAAATATAAACACATAATTTATTATCAAAAAATGTCTATGTTTTCAAATATTAAAAAAAAGACACCGGTAATAGAACAAGAACCATTAAAAGAATCAAAGCCAAAAAAAGTTAAAGTCACAGTGAAAGAAATAAAGTCAGATGAAGTCAAGCCAGAAGAAAAACCAAAAACAAAAACTACAAAAATAAACGAGACAATTTTAAGTTTGATAAGTGATGATTCAAAAAAATATACTTTACAACAGTTTGACAAATTAATTGGTGATATTCACACCGGAATCAATGAAGGAAAGGATCAAAATTATATTAAAAAATATATCTCTAAATATGCAAAGGTCGTGAATGGAAAAATACAATTTGATATATCTTCTGAAAACACTGAAATGACATACAAAACATTAAAATATGAGTTGGAAAAATCAAAGGATTATTCACATCATAAAAATCCAGCTGAAGATGTTTTTATGTTCGGTAAAAAGAAACAACAAGAAGTAGAGGAAGAAGATGATAATGATGAAGTTGAGGATGATTTGCCAGTTTGGCAGTATCCTGTACAACCACCAATACAATATAAGCAAAAAAGTGGCCCTCAATATGAACCATATCCCACAACATATCAGTATGGAGGAAATAATAATCAACCAATACATGATGTACTAGACAAGGATTGCAAAAAAAGAACAAAACAATTTGAATATTTAGCGACGTTACCGTATGAAGACCAAGGTACTCCAGGTTGGTTTGCTGCGAGAGAAAAAGTAGCTTCAGCAAGTGATGGAGGGTGTATAGTTGGAGTAAATTCGCATGAAGCGCCTTGGAAATTTTTAGCAAAAAAAGTTATGAAACCGCCATTCCAAAGTAACATGTTTTGTCATCATGGTAAAAAATATGAACAAATTGCGACAATGATTTATGAATTTAGAGCAAATGTGATAGTAAAAGAATTTGGATTAGTTAATCATCCTAAATATTATTTTTTGGGGGCAAGTCCAGATGGTATAGTGAGTCATTATAAGTTAGACGGCGTAAGTTTGACAAATGCTGTTGGTACTATGTTAGAAATCAAATGTCCTCTTGTTAGAAACATTAATTTAGATGGAGATATTAAGGGGGAAATTTGCCCTATTTATTATTGGGTTCAAGTTCAATTACAATTAGAATGTTGTGATTTGGACAAATGTGATTTTTGGCAGGTATCTTTAATAGAATACACAGATAGAGAAGATTTTATAAGAGACACAGATTTGGATGAACCATATTTATCACGAACATCTGGATTTGAGAAAGGATGTGTCATACAACTTTTGCCAAAAAGCAGAGTGGAAGAAGTGAACAACGGAGAATATTTAAAGGTATTGTATGAATCGTCAAAATACATATATCCTCCAAAAATAGATATGTCTCCGTACGAATATGATATGTGGATTGCGGAAACAATGGCAAATTTTAATAAAGTTTGTCCTCAAGGTTATTATTTTGATAAAATAGTTTATTGGAAACTTATCAAATCAAAATGTGTAACTATCGAAAGAGATAAAGAATGGTTTGCAGAATATTTACCGATAATAGAAGAAATGTGGCATCAGGTAGAATATTTGAGAGAACACAAAGAAAAGGCAGAAATATTATTTGACTATATCGAATATTTGCCAACCAAAAATAATAAAAAAATAATGGAACTTGTAAAAATAATTTGTAATGAACCAAGTGAATCTGATGAAAAGGGAATTAAAAATTACTCACAAAAAATTCATTGGATGCAACAAGAAACATTAAAAAATAAAAAAGCCAAAGAAGAGATTGAAGCAATTGATAGGTCCGATGAAGAACAATAAATTAGTTTATTTTAGCAAATATATCGTTTGATTGCATATTAAAATGTTTATCTATTTTTTCTATTAATTCGGTGCCCTTGTTTTTTATGTCTGATAATTTCTTAACATCGCTAAAAACAATATATTTATCTCTATTGTCTTCTTTAATACATAGTCCGACCACATTTATATTTTCATCTATTATATATCCTTGTGAATCTTTATAAAAACTTCGTGTGTCATCAATTTTAATTTTGTCTAACACATATAATTCTATTTTTTGTTCTGCCGTACATAACACTTTTTCTAAAATGTGCTTTCTATCTTTTTCTAATTGTGGATATAATTTAAGCATCATGTCTATAACAATAATTCTTTCGTTTATTATCATATTTTTTCTGAACATTTTATCTACTTCGCTTTCGCTACTAATATTGACGGAATCTGTTATTGCTTGGTAATTATTCGATAATATATCATTCATCCTTTCGGAAATTTGTTTTATTTTTTCGTTTTCTTCTTCTTCTAATTGCTTTTTTTTCTTTCTTGTGTTCTTGTTTGTGCTACTGATTTCACTGAAACTAGCCTCGATTTCTTCCATCACTAGATTAAGTTGTTCATTATCCATGATAGTTATATAAATGATTATATTTTATTCAATTTTTATATTGTTTATAATAATAGTATTTTTTCTATATTTTAACCAACATGATAATAACATTGATAATATTGATATAACAACGGCTCATGTCTACTCATTTGATATCGAAAGTTTTAATATGGTACACGCTGATCTAAATGTTACGAATAAAATACATGTTTATAAACATTTAATGTTGTACAGAATAAAAATTTTATTTGAATATGAAATAGACTTTGAAAAATACAAGGGACATGTGTATATTCCTGACTCAAATTATTATCCTTATGACAAAATAATTATGATAAAAAAATATTATCAATTAAATCCACATCTACTTATTTTTTATGATAAGAGAAACCCAAGCAAATATTGGATTGATACATAAAAATAATATTTTTCTTAATATTAAATATAAACCAGTAACTAAATAAACATGAGTAAAAATAGCGACAAAATATTAAGTGTAAATTCTGAAGATGTGTGTCCAAAAAACGAAGCCGATAAGAGATGCGCTCCAGGCGTGCGTTTTGATGCAGGATCATGTATAGAATTATCAATATTGGTTAAAATGGCAGAAGCATATAATAAAGAAAATAATAATAAAGAGGGATCAATACTATTGTCAAAAAATGTCGAAACGTTAAACCCAAGAAAATACAAAAAATATTTAGTAAATGAATTTAACAAGAGAATGGGTGACAAATGCACAACTCAAAAGTGTTGGACAGAACAAAAATTTGTTAGAGTAATGGAAAAACAAGCGCGTGATCAACTACAAAATTATACTTTTAGGCCAGATGGTCCAAATGGTCGTTTTGAGTGGCTAAATACTGTCAACATTAAGCAAGTTATGGGACAATATGAAAAAAAATATCCGAATTTTAAATTTTTAGGAGCAGTGCCAATTGACTTTGATGAATTCGATGATTTTGGAATTAGAAATTTAGATTACAAAAAATTGGTCGACTCCGGAAAAACTAAATTTGGCGTTGTGTTTAATTTGGACGAACATGATGAATCGGGCTCACATTGGGTTGCAATGTATTCCGATTTTGAAAAAGGAGATGTATTTTTTTTCGATTCATACGGAACAAAACCAGAAAGACGAATCAGAAAACTTATGAGAAGACACGCAGAGTTTATACAAAAGGGGTTGGGACGCCAACTTGCTCGCGCAGATTATAATGATTACAATCAAGTGAGACATCAATATGAAGGTTCTGAATGTGGCGTGTATTCAATAAATTTTATTTTGAGAATGGCAAGGGGAGATAATTTTGATGATATATGTAAATCAAAAATACCTGACAGAAAAATAAATAAATGTAGAAACGTTTATTTTGGAAACACAAACGTATAGATATATTATATTTTTTTACAGTTGACTATCAGAAAAAACAAAATGGCTCATTATTTGTCACATTAAAACACAACTAATGTGTTATAATGACAGATCAATAATATATATTTTTTTGCATATATATTATATAAATTAGCATATTTTAAGAATGAGTGAAAAACTATTGAGCGAATATCAATGTGTTCTAAGAGAAATCGAAATGATTAAGAATAGAGCAGCAGTAATCAAAGACGTAACACAAGATCGTTTAAAGTGTGCAAAAAATGAAGAAGAAAAAGAAAATATTTTTATTGATTTTAAAACACAACTTCACAAAATTAAAAAAGATAAAAATATTAAACATAAGTACAAAAATCTTGTGAAACGAAAAGAAATTATAGAAACTGAGATGCTTGGAAAAATGTCAGATGAAAAACCCTCAAAAAGTGCGCCTAAACACATTCCCGTGGCAAAAAATTCACAACCTAAGCCAAAAAAAGTTAAGCCTAAAATAGAATCACCTGAATCAGATTCTTCAGATGACATAACAAGCATAAAACAAACATCCAAAACCATAGATATTAATGATGACATTAATGATTTAATAAATAAATATCAACAAAAAGTAGTTTTGGACGAACCCACTCCAACAAAACGTCATAAAAAAACAAAACGTGTTATTAAAAGTGAAAGTTCTGAATCTTCTTATTGTTCAGAAGATAAAAACACAACAATTATCGTCAATGTCCCAAATAATTGCAACAATAATTGTAATACAAATGGAGGAGGTGGTAATAACAATCGCAAACATAATCCATATGTAGATTCGGGATCAGATTCCGACAGAGTTGTCGTAATTCCCAAAAAGCCTTGTTTGGATGATACAAAACAAGTCAGAAAATTATGTAATTTAATAAAAGATTTACAATGTGAAATAGATAAATAAAATTTATTCTGTCGGTTTTTGTTCACATCTTTTTGTTACTTCATTCCATGAGCAGGTATAATTTGAGTCTTCGTAACATGATCTCGGAGTCAAAAATGTTCCAACCGGGCAAACTATTGTTTGAGATCTTAATTTTTCTAACTCAAGTTCTTGTTGTGCCATTTGTGCTTCAACTCGTGCTATTTTTTCTAGTTCTTTTTTATGTTCTGCAGATTTAACATAATAATATATTATTACTCCTATTGTTATGGCTATTATACAAAATATATATATCTGATGAGACTTTGACATTATTTTTATATTATTATCTTAGATAATTGTAATTTTTATTTGATTAATAATTATTTTGAGTATTTAGTTCATTTTCTAGAACACCAACCGTAAAATTTATGTTTACTTGTGTTACAGAATTTGTATATTTTACTGTTTGGTTGTTATAAAATGTTTGAACAAACGAATTATAATCTCCAGTGTAATAAGATGATATATTCGAATTTAGTAAATTAAGTGGATTGCCAACAAGTCTATTTCCTTCTAAATCTGTTAAGCATAATTCTTGTCCATTTTCATCTAATATTGTTATATTAAATTTTGATAAGTTACCTAGTCTTGATCCTTGAAATATTACAGTGGCCGCGCTCATCGGTTTCCATAATGTCATATCATTTCCCACGAGCCCATCATATCTATATGTATATGTGTTATTACTAATGATAGTAGAAGTTCCCATATTTTTATCTGTCGACATTTCTTCTACTTTTATGTATATATATGGATGATTCCATGCATATGAAGATGTACGTGTTGATGGTAATGCAGTCGCAGTAAATGATAAAACTCCCGTAAGATTTGCTGTAACTGATCCCGATGATATGGTTGCAGTAAATGTGCCACTAAGAGCTTCAGAAATATTTGATACTGCCCCTGAAAATGTCCCAGTATATTCAGAAGTGTCAGAATTGTATGATGTAATATACATGGTACCCGTTATTGTACCTGTTAAATTTGTAACACTTGTTGTTGAGATAGTTCCAGTAAAATATCCGCTTGTACCAATAGTTTCGTTCCATGTTAGGCTTCCATTTAAAGTTCCAGTTACATTAAAATTTTGATTATATCGTGAATTTGCAGGGTAAATATCAGAGATTGTTACTGATTGATTTACCAAATTTCTGCTCGAGTCAAACGCAGAGTCAGGAATTGAAATTTTACTTATATCTATTGCAAATGATCTTGGTAGAACTACCGTGTCAATTTGAATATATTTAACTCCTTTAAAGCTTCTTAAAAACCCACATGAATCGTCAAATACAATTCGTTGCTTAAAAATAGATGGATAACTTGCTATATTTCTATCAGCACTATTAATTTTTAATTTATATTCAGACACATGGTCCGTTAATAAATTTTGTCCCAAATTGTTATGAATTACATTGCCTTTATTTGTAAAATCTGGCCGTTCTATGATATTTTGTTGAGGCGCATATGCTTGATCAAAATTGTAATATCCTCTCATTTGATTTCCCCATTGTTGGCTTGAATATGGCGACGGATTTCTATGCATTAAAATAATTATAATTTTAAAACAGATAAAAAACTGGTGTTTTTATCGCATCAAAAATCATTTTTAATTATTGCGTTGGTATATCATATAAAAAAACGTCGATTTACTTATATAGATATGGAGGTTGAAAAATTTTTTAAATCGCGCGAAAACCTTGATAACCTTACACACAAACTTGCAAGACGTCTCGAAATTGACGAGGAAGATGCATATAACGCATGTAGAAAACTTTTAAAATCGCATATGATTGAAACATTTGACACGAACAAAAGAAAGATAGGAAAATATTCACCAAAGGAAGCAATACAACGATTAAACGAAATAAGCATGGAATGGACAGAAAATACTATTTTAGAATCGCAAAGAAAATCTGGAGGAAGATCAAGTAGATCTTCTGGTAGATCTGGAGGGTCTGGAAGATCTGGAAAATCTAATGGCTCTGGGAGACGAAGACAAGATGGACCCGGATCTATGTATGATAATATTGGATCTGGTGGAGGCAATTTTGCTCCTATTGCTTCTGGTCCGGGAGAATTTATTGCCGCAGATGGAAGTATGGGGGGAAAATTTCTGACTGGGGTCGATTTGAACGAATCATTACAATTTGCCAGTAAAAAGGACAGTGTCGCAGAATTAGAACGTAGAATGTTGGAAAGATCGTGCGAATATGACAATGGAATGGGAAATGGTATGATGGGAGGTATGAATATGATGGATATGGGAAACAATATGATAATGGGTAATGGAAACGGAATGATGTATAATAATAACATGAATATGATGGGTAATGGTAATGGTAACGGTAACGGTGGTTTTGGTTATAATAATCGTCGTCCTCCAGAAATAGATTTTTCTCTAGATGGGTCTGGTCGTAAAAGAAGAGAAGAACAACAACAACAATTAGATCCAAACATGGGAAGTGGTGATATGTTTCAACAATATGCGATGGGAATGGATATGAATGGAAATATGAATGGTATGAATTATAATATGAACAACATGAACATGAATAATATGAACAATATGAATGGTATGAATTATAATATGAATAATATGAATAATATGAATAATATAAATTACGGAGGAAATGGAAACGATGATGTCAACTCCAGATATAACCAGATGATGAATGATAGAGGCGGAGGTACTCAAAATGGTATGAATATGATTAATATGCAAAATATGCAAAATATGCAAATGAATCCAATGATGATGCAACAAATGATGCAAAATATGCAAATGATGCAAATGATGCAAAACCAAAATTTTCAAACGGGGGGTGGGGAGGGCAATTTAGATGAGATTACGCGAAAAAATAAAAGACTAAAACAAAAAGTGTCTAATCAATTGGGATTAAATGTACAAATGATGCAAAACATGTCAGCAGATCAAATTAAAGATTTAGAAAATGATTTAAAAAATGGAAATGTTAACAAATATCACAATGACAATTCTGATGAAGATTCTGACGAAGATAATAATTCATCATCAAAAAGTAATCCAAAAGGAAAAAATGCAATTGATATGCTAAAAGCGTTAATTGAATTAAGAAATGATAACAATAAACATGGAAAAGAATTGGGAAAATCTGTGTCCGAAACTATCAATGCTTTTGCTAAAAAAAATTTAGAAATGCCAAATTCAGATAAAAAAACTTCGGATAAACAATCTAGTAAACAACAAAACAAACAATCTAATAAACAATCCAGTAAACAATCAAGTAAACAAACCGGTAAACAAACCGGTAAACAGAACGAAGAATCTGAACCAGATAACGATTCAGAAGATGAATCAGTAAATGAAGAAAAATCTCCACCAAAACAACCATCAAAAACAACTAAACCAAAACCCAAACAAAAAGAAGAATCAGAAGATGAATCAGAAGAACCTGAAATTAAATCTCCACCAAAACAACAAAAACCAGTGAGAAAAATTCAAAAACAACCACAGATAAAAACAGTGTCAAAAATAATTGAAGTGGATTGTTCAGAATTTACAGATGAACCAGAACATTACAATGATTATTTAATAGAATTTGATGAACTTGTGAATGTGACTGACATAAAACTAGATAATTTCAGTGCATTGTTGAACGAATTAAGTGATACATCAAACACATTAACTATTAAATGTGACGGAAAAGAATATGATCTTGAATTTGATAGCGGATATTACACAGTGGGAGAATTGTTGGAACAAATAAATGAAAATTTTGAAGAAATTGGATGCGGAATTGTGTCAAAAGTAAAATCTGGAAAAGTTATTTTTGAAAGATCTGATAGAGAAAATTTTGAAATAGTATGCGAAGAAAATACAATTGCAAAACACTTGGGATTCACAGAAAACTCATATTCAGGAAAATACAAATATATTGCTGAACAATCACACGCATTTATAGAAAATCCATTTTACATGTATCTAAAAAATATTTCAAGTACAGAACCATTTGCAACAATTAATCCAGATGGATCTTTCGAGCAACATAAAATTATATCAAATACAATACCTGAACTAAACGACGGATTAATTTGCCAATTTAAAACGGAAATTTCTCCAAATGATGATAAATTAATCAACTTTGGCGGGATCAAACACGATTTTACATTAGAAATAACTATGTTGGACACAAAAACAAATTCTGTTTCAAAATCACGATAATTAATAATCCATTTTTTTTATAAATTTTATTGGTAGATCATATAGCAATAAAATAAATAATGATAGAATCAGTAAAAACATTTTTATTAATAATAATATTGATATATGCAATAGTTATAACAGTTTTATATTGGACAGAATACACAAATAAGCAACAATATTTGCAAGATAAATCGAATAATTTAAATGATAAAGAAAAAGAATTAATACGTAGGGAAAATTCTATAGTTGATAAGGAAGTTTGTTTCAGAGAATTAACAAAATTACAAACAATCCAAACTTCTGCTTTAACTTTACTAAAATCATATAACGATTCTTATTTGAAAAATTTATCATCTGTTGATATGTTACAACCAAAACCAAATATCACAGAAAATAAAAATAATGTTGTTCAAGAATTGCCGAAAGCAGAAGCTGAAAGTTCTTGGATAACAATGTTGTCTGGAATAATAAATCAGTAAAATATATAATGGTGTTATATCTGCTTCTGAAAGATAAAAATTGATAAATATTATTGTTTGAATGACATTATCATTATCACATTAATATTCTTTGTACAACATATAATATGAATAGTTTATTAATCGCAGGAATTGTATTTTTAATATTGTTGGCAGTAGTTGTAATTCTTACACCTTATTACTGGTGTAAGGTGGCAGGCGGAGAAACTTCATTGGGATGTTGTTGTTTGCCTTTTTTTGTTGTCGCGATATTGGTTGCACTTGGTGTGGGATTAACAGTGTTTGGCGCACAAGAGGAACAACATCATAGATTGAGACATTAGATTCTAATAGAATTTAATACCTATAGCACCATTAAAATCTCTTCTTAATTTCATACCTACATCTGACGGATCATAAGATTTGATTTCGACGATTTCAAAAATTAAATCATCAGGTTGAATTTTTTCTATCACTTGCTTTTTCATTCGAGGAGTGCAAAACAAAGTTTTTAACATGTTGTCATTAATTGCTTCCATAATTTCTTTACCAAATGTCAACTTCTTTGCATCTTTTGAATCTGGATTTGACATTGTGTCCAACCATCGTTGTAACTCAATTGCTTTTTTTTCGTTTAACATTCGGTCATATTCTTCTAAAATTTCTTCATCTCTTTTATTTCCATTTAAAATTTTCAAAGTTGCAGAATCTTTTAACTGCTTTGCGAATGATGAAATACCATGAACTATGCAATATTCACCTTTTGGAATATGCGTGCTAATAAATTCATTCAAATCGCATTTTTTTTCTTCTTGATCTGAATGCACAACTCTCTTAGTTGAGTTTAAATAAATATGTCTAATATTGTTATTTTGTAATTGTAGTACATTCAAATATGATCTATCGGTCAAATAATCATGTAACCAATCCAACTTAAATTTATCTCCATATTCACAAACAAAATTTTTACATCTAAACATATCTAAAGTTTCATTCCATTCTGGATGAATTTCTATTTCTTCGATCTTCTTGTAAACCATATATATTCCAGACAAAACTGTTTCTAATCCTGCCCCCTCGACAAATGTCACGAATGAATATAATCTTGTTTTAATATAATTTTTTTTAACGCTGTTGCCCATTTCATCTGCAATACTGATCATTCTTTTTACTTCTGTAATTATAGCTTCAACTGTTAATCCTCTAATTACAAATATATACAATGATTCAAAACGATCTTCTTCTTGTTTAAACTTATTGAATGTGTTTACAAAATGTTGGCTCATTTATCAATAATAAAACAAATATATATGTAGTAGACGATTAGAATTTTGATAATCAAATTTTATTCAGTTAAATAATGTTCATCAATTTGGAATTTCCAACCATCCTTATAATATGAATCACCAAAGCTTTGGCAAATGTCATCCAAAATATCAACATTACCATTAACTTTTTGAGTTAAATGTTGTGTAAATTCTTCTTCTGTAATATTTTCACTAACATTATCAAACCTGTCATCTGGTTCTATTTCTTCGCCTTCTCTCTCTGCTTCTACTATCTCACATAATCTGTCACTTAATATGTCCATAAAAAGGTCATACGAAATAAAATTACTTTCGATTAATTTCTTCAAAAGATTATTACACGCACTTTCTTTGGTTAAAAAACAACCGCATGAAATTGCATGATATTCATATTTGTCTCTTCCATGGACAATCAAAGGAACGTAAACAATTTGACTCATATTATTATTACCATAAAAATAATCATTTATAAACAACAAAATATTTTTTCAATTTTTAAGAATCAGGATGAACCATCATAAATCTATTTGTTTGATAATTATATTTATACTCAGAAAGTTCCCATTCTGCACCAAAATAGTCTGTACTCATCCTAACTTGATCCTTATTACACAAAAGCTTTAATTTCACATAAAAGTCATCTTGTTCATTAACATCTTTATTATTTTTTTCATGTCCTGGTAGTAAAACTAACTTTCCATTTGGATTAAAATAGAACCATCCTGCAATACTCCAATAAGTAGGATCTTGAGCATTTCTTAGCTCTATTTTTTTATTTTTAATTCTTTTTATCAGATCCATGTAAAAATCAATTGATGTTTCATTTAATGACTCCAAAAATTTTTTATTGAATTCAAGAAATTTGTCTTTACTTTGAAAACCTAATTCTTTAATAGTCTTGTCAAAATACATAGGGTTAACTTCTTCTTCCAAAGTTAGGTTATTTACAATAAATCTGTAAATCTTGTTTATTGTCATATTTGCCATAATAACACGTATTATTGATGAATTTATCGACAACTATTTTATCGTTCAATTTTTTATAAATAAACAAAATTACCAAAATATCGAATCAGAATATGCTCGACATTTTTCGCACTCATATGTAGTGTCGAATCCTCCACAAACATACTGGTATGTTGATATTTCAAATCGACAATTACAAGATCTGCATGACACTGTATGCATCGTTTTTCGTAGTTCATCCAGTCCATTTATTTCCTTGTTGAGTTGAATATGTTTTCTAGCATTTTTTTTATTTTCACGATATCTTCTTCTTTTTTCACGTAATTTTTCAATTGTTAACGCCATTGTCGAATTATATAGATAACTTGCGTCACTATATAATATCTTGATAGTACGTTTAGAATATAAGCTTTACAAACATTTTAATTTATCAATTTTTTTGTAAAAAATTGATAAGATCATACAATAAGTTACTCGCATGATGATTTATTTGTTATAAATTGTAATATGTCATATGAAACTTATAATGATTTTATACGACAATTTCTTTCAATAGAACGAGTTTGCGATGTTTACAAACTTGAAATTGAGAATATTATTAATTTAATAGGAAAATATATTAATAACACTTTGGAAAAAATAAAAAATGTTCATAATGATTTATATGAAGAATTTATCAGAAAAATAACAACATTTAATTTAGAATATACAGGATCAATGACAAAAATAGAATTTTATGATTTTTATTTTAAATGTAAAAATAATATGTTAACAATAAATAATTCTCGTAATATTATTAATATGTTATGGAGCTTTATAAAGATAATAGTTAGTAATATTATTTTTATTGGAACTACAAAAAACATTGATGAAGATTACATTACCTTCAAATCACAAATATTAAACGGAATAAATTATTTGGGTATTTATATGGATTTTGATCAGACTTTGTTGCATAAGATAATAAACGATTGTTTTCAAAGACTTGAATTACATTTTGGGATAGAAAATGTTAAAACAATAAACCAAAATCAGTTTTATAAATATGTAATAAGGTTATCTTTATTAAATCCGCGATTGATTGCAGATCAACAAAAATGTGACAAACCATCAGGATTTATTATAGACAAAATATATCAATCTTCAGATACTTTTAGATTAGCAATAAATAAATATTTTTTAGAAACAGAGTTAGATTATATTAATAGAACTGGATTATTACCGTTTGTTGGTTCTGCAATAGGATCCGTGAACGTTGATACGAATTATTTCAGATTTTGTTCAATTAATAATATTTATAGTGTGTGTGGTTTATCTGGGTCAACATTTGAACTAATGATGTACGTCCTTATTTTTAACATTTGTGATAATGACAATCAAGAAAACTTAAAGGGATTAATGGCGTTATTTTTACATTTTCATTTGATGAGAGGGACACATTCTGATTTGGAAGTTGTATGTGCATTTGTAAAAATAAGCGAATGGTTTCCGTGCTTGATGTTAATATGCAATACCATTGTAGGGAACAATATGATTACATTTAATTATGGAAAATTATCTGAAAACTTATTGTTGGGATTTAAATCAGACAATAATAAATTAAAATATAGATTTGCGTAACATTTTTATTCATAAAAATTGAAACACAAATACGATGATGAAAACATTATTATAAATCTGATTACATAAAAATGTCATATATACACATACACAACAGTTTAACTGGAGAATTTACTGATATATCATCGAAAAAATCTATTAATTTTTATGTATGTGGTCCAACAACTTATTCAAATTCACATCTTGGTCACGCCAGAAATTATATAGTGCACGATACTATTAGGAGAATTTTAGAAGATTATTTTAATATATCAGTAACATATGTTATGAATATAACAGATATTGATGACAAGATAGTCAATAAAGCATTAGAAGAGTTTGGTTCTGCTACTCTTGAGAATTGTAAAACAATTAGTGACAAATATGAAAACGAATTTTTTGATTTGATGGGAAAGTTAGGAGTAAAGAGACCTACTTTTTTAACAAGGGTTACAGAATATATACCTGAAATGTCAGAATATGTCAAGACTCTTTTAGAAAAAAAATATGCTTATGAAAAAGATGGCTCGTATTGGTTTAATTCTCATGAATATTTAAAAGATGGATTCTCAAATAACCCGTTTAATTTGAAACAAATAGATCTCAAAAACGAAAATGAAGAATTTAAAGATTTTTGTCTTTTAAAAGGTAGAAAAGAAACAGAGCCACATTTTACTACAGATTTAGGTAGATTTAGACCAGGATGGCATTTAGAATGCTCAACCATGGCTACACATGTATTAGGTCATGTTGATATTCATGGAGGTGGTATAGATTTAATGTTTCCACATCACACAAATGAGATTTTGCAATCATGTGCATATTCTGGAGAAGCCACTTGGTGTGATATTTTTTTTCATTGCGGGCATTTAGGAATTGATGGAAAAAAAATGTCAAAATCGGAAAAAAATTTCACTACAGTTCAAGCAGTTTTAGAACACATACCGCCACAACAATTAAGAATATATTTTTTAAAATATGATCATAATTTTCCTATGGATTTTTCTGAAAATGAACTTAATGGCATAAATAGCATGTACACAAAATTCAAAACATTTGTAAACATCACAAAAAAATTTGGAAAAAACACATATCAATTAAAACCATCGAAGTTGGACATTGATACTGTTGTATATTTTAATAACATTAGGCTCAATATAGATACATGGCTTCGGTCAAATTTTAATACACGAGAAGTGTTAACAGAATTAGATTCTTTAATAGATTATATAAATCTAAATGAACAACATTTAAATCAAAATATTATTATAGATGTTCACAAATATGTTATAAAAATGTTTGATGTATTAGGAATTATATTCGAAAATGAATCATCTGAACTTTCTGACAAATTATTACATTATTTATTGGAAATTAGAAATGATATTAGAGAACTAGGAAAGGATAAATTAGTTGAAAAAGAAACAAAAAAGAAAATATTTACAATTACGGACAAGTTTAGGGACAATATTTTGCCAAGTTTAGGAATCATAATGACGGATAAATAAAAGTAATAAAACTTGGAAAAATATTGTTGTTTGCCAAATTTTTGAATCATAATGACGGATAAATAAAAGTAATAAAACTTGGAAAAATATTGTTGTTTGCCAAGTTTAGGAATCATAATGACGGATAAATAAAAGTAATAAAACTTGGAAAAATATTGTTGTTTG